GCCGGCGCCACGCGCGTTCCGCCAAACAGAGCAAGCGATAGCCCCGAGACCACTGTCCCGAATGGTAGTGAGCGGCGAAGGTATAGACGGCGGCAACCGTCGCGGCCCTCATGACGACACCCGATAGGCCGCAATGACTCCCGGGTTGACCCACTCCCAATAGAACCCGTGGCCCCTCGCCCACTCTTCGAGCTTCGGATTGACCCACGGAAGGCCGGCGCCTTCGACGGGCCGCCCCAACTCTTCCTGAAGAAGAAGCGCGCCCTCCCCGTAGTAATCGGCCGCGTTGTCGCCATGTTCGGCCGAGACCGTCACGGCCGCGCCTTCAGACCACGGGGGGCAGGGATGGAATCCCAGCGCCTCAATTTCAGCTTCGAGCTTCGCGGTATCCGTCATGACGACACCCGGCCGGCCGCCGACGCCGCCATGCGCTCCCGGCAGCCGACGCCGTGGCCCGCGTCATCCTGAATCGCGCCCGGGTCCGAATGGTTGAGGAAATTGACGGTGGAGAGAGTGGCGGCCCGCAGCGCGGCCGCCTGGCGATCGGCCATCACACCGTGGCCGTTCCCGTCACCCTGAAGTCGATGCTGCTTCGCCGACTCCGTGAGCGCCTCCGCCGCCCCGGCGGCCGCGGCGAGCACCCGCGCCCCGGCGGCCCGCGCCTCCCGAATCAGTCTTTCCGCGTGTCGTTCCGTCATGTGAAGCCTCCCGGCCCGTTGCGGGCCTTGCGATTGCGTCCACTCACCCGTACCAGAAACGGGGGAGTTCGTCAACCGGGAGACTTATCGGCGGCCGCCCCAACAACTTGAGTGGTGTCTTCGAGAGGCGGCCCGGGAAGCATCGGGGAACGACGCGCCGGCCGACTCCCAAGCCCAGGAATCAGTTCTGAAGGCGCCACCCCGACCGCTTGAGAAACCCTCACCAGCGTCCCTAGCTTCACCCCGGCGAGCACCTTCGAATTGAGGCTTTCGAGCTTCGCCACCGTCCCTAGCGTCACGTGCGCAGCGGCCGCTATCTCCGTCGCGCGCCAGCCCATGGAGAGCCGCAAGCGCCGCAAGGGGGCCGCGGTAGGGGCGTTCGGCACCGCGCTACCCCTCCGCCGCGGGCTCGACGCCGCCGGCTCGCGACAGCGCTTCTTCGACGGTGTCCTTCGGAATTAGGCGAGACACCACCGCCGCCATAATGGCCACCGCATCGTCGTGGTCGATACCCGACGCCATGCGCTCAGCCATCGCCAGCCGCTCAGCCAGCATCGCGTATGCAGCCGTCGCCACCGGAACCCCCCATGCCTCCGCAATCTCTCGCAATAGCCGCGCCTCCCGCCGGTGAAGCATCACGCCCAGCCGGTGGTTCCGGCGCAGCAACAACCCTGAATCGGTCGCCGCCACGAAGCGGGAAGGACTGGCGCCGGGGAGCGGCGCCGGCTCTATCGTGTCGCCCATCAATGGCCAACGTAGCCGTTGTTGGCGGGAGGGGAAAGCGGAGGGGAGGGGGTGGGCGGGATTGAGTGGACGCGCCCCCACCCCCCACGCGGTGGGCTGAGCGTCGCCTTGAGCGCGCGAAACCTCGGGATTGTATCGCTTTCCCTCGAAGGCGAGACAGTAGCGGTGCTCTACCGGGCGGAGAGAGCTTCCCACGCCCCGGGGCCCCCTCCCGGGCTCGACCAAGGCCCCCGGGGCCCCTCGAAGGGTCCCATCGCCGCCGGCCGAGTATCTATATGGGGACCCCAACCCACACGCTGCCCTTCCCCACGCTCTCTCCGACACGGCGCCGCCGTTGCGCGATCCGTAGTCAACCGGTAGACTGCGGATTCGTGGAGACGTCGCGTGCCGCCCGCGCTGGGAGTTTCGCCTTGGAACCGCTTGGTTCCTGGCGCCATTGCGGCGCGCGGCGTCTCCCAACGGCTTTACGCCCGTCGTTCCGTTGGGCGGGGTGCAGCGCGGTCATTCGGCGCCTCTCGTCCTGGTGTTTCACGTGAAACGGAGGAGTTGATGGGGACGGCTTCTGGGGAGCTCCCGCGGGTGGCACAGTGTCCGAAGTGCGGCGGTCGGGGTTTGGCGATGGGCCGCACGAGTTACTGGGGCGGCGTTTCGAAGCGGCTGTACCGGTGTCGCCAGTGTGGTCACGAGTTCGAGGTATCGTCGTGACGGTGTTGGATTCGCCGTGGTGTTCGGTGTGCGGCGTGGGAATGATTCTGGCGATAGGCGTTTGCTCGAGGTGCCGTTGCCGGACGTGCGCGGACTGTTTCGAGCCTGGCACGAGTCCACCGATTTGCGTGAGGTGTGGTGCGGAGCCGTCGGTGGAGCGTTTCGGCCGGTTTCGGAGGTGGATGCGGAAGTTCCCCCTCAGAAGAGCGAGGCGCTCTCGATTTTTGGTATGTCCGTCGATTCAAGAGCACGAAGCCGCTGGCGGGGGTGAGGGAACGCTCAACGGAGCCCCCGCGGTCTACGGCTTCGTCACCGCTGACCTGTTCGGGCCTTATCTCCGTCCGGCATGGGGTCGCGTGCTGGGAAGCAGGCGCGGAGCGTTACGCCGGAGCTCGGGGTGCCGTGCATGGGCTCGCTTCGACTTCCTGTAGTTAAGTGAGCATGAACCGTCGCGAGACCGAAGCTGCCGGTTCGTGAGGCCGGCGTCAAGGAGAAGATTGATGCCTTCGGATTACCGCTGCACATTTTCTGGGCACTGTGACCACGCGCGGCCGCCGGGGCCGGGGCGCCGCCTGTTCGCCGTCGTTCGTGGCCAGGTCCGACATGATGGCCTGATGAAGCTCTTGGGGCAGGGCGGCGTCGTCGAGGTGCAGACGGGCCCGGTGCCGGTTTGGGAGGTGGGGCCGCTGCCGCCGGAGATGACGGTCAGCAGATCGGTAAGTTTCGACGAGCTGCCGCGCGAGCAGCCTGGCCCGAAAGTCGCGCCGCCGTGTTGGTTGACCGAGGACTGCCCCCAGGACGCGGGGCACCCGGGGGCGTGTGGGCCGCCCCCCGACACATCCTCGGAGGAGTCCGAAAACGGACAAGAGGACCCGCGCGAGAGTCTCATGCGCATCGACCTCGAGAACCTCATCGGTGGCAAGCCCGGCCAACGATACCAGATGCCCGACGGGTGGCGTCCCGGCCGCGCCAACCCCGCCGATCAGCTTCCGGTGCCTGGCGAGTCGGCGCTTCTCTGCCGCTACACAGGCTGCACCTACTTCGATGGGCACGACGGTGGGTGTTCCAACGCGCCAGACCTGGAGACCGCGGAAGCCAAGCCTCCCCGTGAGCCCCTTCCGGAGTACCCCAAACAGGCTTGGGGCTACCGCTGGCACACGGACCGCGATTTCCTCGCTCTAGCGGCGGAGGGCGTCCGTCTTGGTGGCAGGAGCGACATCGTTTCCGCCTTCGAGCGGCTCTCGGAGTACATCAAGAGGCTTGAGGTGTTCCATGGAGAGTGAGAGCTGGGTTCGCGTCCTCTGCACGAACCGCCAAGAGTTTCTGGAGTGGCAAGTAGCCCACCCCAACATCCCTGCGGTCTGGTTCGAAGAGCCGATGAGGGGCCTCCGGAACGGTCCGGAGGGATTTCCGTTTGTTACCACCGGGACGTTCTGGGAGGCGACGAAGCGCCCAGATCTCGTCTATGAGCTCGCCAGCTCAAGGGGTATACCCTGGAAAGGAGACCCATGAACGGAACGACCGTGTTTTTCGACCTGGAGACCGGCGGCCTCGAGCCGCACCACCCGACGATTCAGATCGCCGCCGTGGCGATGGCGCCCGGCTGGCGCGAGATCGATAGCATCGAGCGGAAGCTCCTATTCGATGAATCCGCCTGCGATCCCGAGGCCCTGGAGATCAACTCCTACGACATCGACGACTGGCGCCGGGAGGCGGTCGCGCCGGCGGTCGCGCGCCAGAACCTCCAAACCTTCTTCGAGCATCACGCGACCTGGCAACTCGTCTCGAAGAAGGGCAACCATTACAACACGTGCCGGATCGCGGGCCACAACGCGGCGCACTTCGACGCGCCGCGGTTGAAGGCGCTCTGGGGCGAGCGGTTTGCGCCGTTCGCGTGGTTCTACCCGCTCGATACCGTCCACCTGGCGCTCTGGTACTTCTCCTTCTACGACGTGCCGCAGCCGCGGAATTACCAGCTCCAAACGCTCTGCGACCACTTCGAGATCGTCCGGACGGGGGCGGCTCACGATGCGCTGGCCGATGTGCGATCGACGGCGATGCTGGCGCGCGAGATCCTCTGCCGGCTGGTGGAAATGCGCGATTTGGATTTCAGCGATACGCCGAAGGACGAGAATCCGGGACTGCGGAATAGCTGATGTGGGTTGAATTCCGAACGCGCTGCGGCTGTACCTGGATGAAGAACATCGGCGAGCCGCTTCCCGATGTCTGGGAGGTCGCCCTGGATCCGCCGGAAGGGGCCCGCATGGCCTTAAAACCGGAACGCGCCGATCGCCTTGACTTCCTGCCGGCACCAGAGACCTATGAGATCCGGCGCTTTCGGCGAACCCTCATCCCGCGTAGCGACGGCGGGTATGCCGTCTTCTACGCTGAAATGTGATGGATCACAAAACGGCCGCCGCCGCGCTGCTCTTCTGCTTGCTGCTCGCGGTGGAGGCGCAGGGCCACGTCCAGCCGACGCGCATCTTCTGCCCGGTGCTGGTCGAAGGACGCGCGGGCGAGATGTTCGTAGAGATATCGGCATGGCGTGTCGCGGTTGGTGAAGACGTGGTGTTGACTTGCGTGCATACCGATGGCGTAGACAGTACATGGGGACCACCGCTAGCGCTTCGCCACGTCCCCGAGCCCAAGGGGCAGTTGATTGCGGGGCTCGTGGCGCTGGCGCTGCTAGGGAGGAGACGATGACGCCTGAGAGGACGAGTAGAGAAGAAGTGTTCGAAAGACTGCTTCGCGAGCATATCAGCAGTGAACTCGCGTGGTGGTTAGCGTGCCTTGACTTTCGTGTCGCCGAAATCTGCGAGCGCCTCGACAAGCCGATCGAGAGGGGAGACGATGACGAAGCCGAGCGCTGAGGAGAGGGCACGCAAGCTATCGCCCTGCACTTGCGACCCCGACGAAGTGGCTCTGCCATGCTGGGAGGGCGAAGACGATCGTGGTCGCTGGTGCTGGAATTGCTTGCACGCTGAGGACGAAGCCAAACAGATCCGCGAAGCCGAGCGCGTCGCCGCTGATGAAGCTGTCATGTTTCGAGATAGAGAATGGCTTGATGCCTGCAACCTTACAGGGCAAGAGGGTGACGAACCCGACGACTTCATAGAACACGTCAAAGATGCAGACAGACGCTCTCAAATACTGGGGCTGGAGCAGAAGTTCTCCGACCACATAGACAGAAGAATCAACGCCGCCGCTGAGAGGATGCGGGAGCGAATCATAGGACTACTCGATCCGAAGCGAAGTGAGGCACTGATCGCTGCCATCCGCGCCCTGCCGATCGAGGAGGAGTGATGCCTGGACTAGAAATGAAATACTTCGTGTTGAAGCCACGAGCAAAAACAAAAAATGACGCCTACGCAAACGCTTCACAGGCTGCCATGCACACCTACGCCGATGCTATCGAGGAGCATAACCAAGCGCTTGCGAACGAACTGCGCTCGTGGGCACAGAGCGAGACTGCACGGCAGCACCAAAGCCTGCCGACGGAGGAGGAGTGATGCCGACGGATACTGAGAGGCTGGATTGGCTGGAAGAACACGCGAAAGGCTACGGAGTCGGTTGGATCTGGAGAGAATCGACGACAGGCAGAGGAACACGCCTGCACGAAACCTCACAAACAGACGCATATCGAACGCCTCGCGAAGCCATCGACGCCGCGATGAAGGGGGGAGTGATGCCGACCGAAGACGAGTTCGGACCTGTCGATCTGACAAACGAGGAGCCTGATCGGGTAATGCCGGAGCGAGATGTGCCTTGGGATAGCCTGACATGGCTTTCAAGTATTGCAGGTTCGCATCCACAGTTTGCATCGGGTGCTAACAAGACCGCCGACGAGATCCGCCGCCTGCGCGAGCAACTCACCGCCGCCGAAGCGGAGCGGGACAGGGATAACTGCGCCGCCCTCGCCGAGAATTGAGATGGAGCGCTGGAAGCCAACCCCAGAAGAATCGAAACGTCTTTGCTTCGGTGTCGTATTGCAGGCAATCCACGATCTCTTCAAGGCGCCCAGCAAAATCACGCGCGACCCCAGAGAGCGAATCCGTTACGAACGGCGCCGGCGAGCTCGGGAAGTAGAGTCAAACCGAAGAACCGCTCGAGAGTTCTTCTTCGATCCAGACTCTCCGTTCGAATGGATGTGCGAAGGGCTCGAGGTGAACGTGGATTTGGCAAGGGAAGCTCTGCGAGAAGAGATTCGAGCGGGCCGCGTGATCCACGGCTATCTACGCTACTGAAGCGCAGCCCGGACCCCATGGCCCCCTGGGGGTGAGAGGATCTCGATTTCCGCTTGCTTTTCGCTTTGATCTGTGCTCCACTTTTCGTTGCTACGATTTTCCTGTTGTAGATGAACACCAGGCCGTCTCGTCAACGGCCACCGCCGGCCCGGGTCAATCCCGGGCCGTCGTGTTTCCGGGGTTGCGGTCCGAGCGTCAACCGGTAGATTCCAGGCCATGGGACTCACCGAGAACGACCTGGATAACTTCTTCCGCTACCACCCTCCCCAAGACGATCAGATCGGCAAGTACGAGACGCTCCGGGCCGCCGCGCATGACTTCGCAATCGCGATTCTCGCGTTGACGCCAGCCTGCGCCGATCAGACCGCCGCGATCCGCAAGGTTCGCGAAGCCGTGATGACGGCGAATGCCGCAATCGCCTGCGAGGAACCCGATGATTGAGAAACCCGAGTTCGAGGTCTCCAGTGATGGCAGCGGCGACGGCCACAACCTCGAGCCCGCCGCGCTCGATCCCAGCGGCGACGTTCCGGATCCGACTCCGGTCGACGGGCGATGCGAGCAAACTGTCCGGCGCCTGGGCGTCTACCACTTCCCGGATGATGACGACGACATTCTCGCCCCGAGCCTCATGGCGGCTATTACGGTCTGGCGCGAGTACCACGGTTTCAATCCCGACATCGATCCGTGCCGCGTCGAGGTTCACAGCGATCCCGACGATCTGATTCAAGCTGGCGACCGGGAGGAGACGTAATGGCGACGCTCAGGATTCTCGGCCCCCTCCAGATCGCCCGCATCGCCCACGAGGCGAACCGCGTCTACTGCCAGATGACGGGCTCGAAGAGCCGCCAGAAATGGGAGAAGCTGAGCGCCGACGACCATCACTTCCTCGCCGATGGCGTTACCTGGGTCATGGAGAATCTCGACTGCACCCCGGAAGAAGTTCACAACCAATGGGTGAAATCGATGCTCGCCGCCGGCTGGACACACGGCGGCGTTGTAGATCGGATTGTCAGGACCCATACCAATTTGAGGCCGTTCGATCAGTTGATCGAGCGAGAGCAGCTCAAAGACCATCTCTATCTCGGGGTGGTCAAGGCGATGTTGTTCCCCCTGCGCCAAGCTCTGAATACACAACAAGAGCCCCCCAGCCCCTCAGACGGGCAAGGGTCGAGTCATGGGGTCGCCGACGTTCCGGACGATGTCGGCGGAGAGAACGCTCCCTCGCGTCCGGGACCCGGGGGGCGCCAAAAGGAGTAAAGATGGCGGCACGGAAGAAGAAGAAGACAGGCGGCGGACCGGCTCACAAGAAAGCCGTGAAGATGCCCGTGATTCAGCACGGAAAAGCCAGCGCTGGAGGGCCCGGGTCCGAGTATTACACCCGGAAGATGAAGCAGAATGGACCGAAAGCACCTACACGCCCCGCGAAGCGCGACGTCACGCAAAGCGTCATGGGCAGCAAGCACACGCGGGAGCAGATGAAACAAGTCGACCCTCCGCGTTCGAGGAAGAAGACGTCGAAGAAGAAGCGATAAGGGGACGTTGATTATGCCTTGTAACACAGGCAAGACAAAGAAAAAGAAGAAGCCGCGCAAGAAGCGATAGGATGAGCGCGCTTATCCAGTATCCGCACTACGCGGAGATCGCCTTCCGTGAGTTGATGCTCGGCGTTCGCGAGCTTCCGGATCCCGGCGAGAATCCTCGAATCCTCGATTACTTCCACTATTCAGGGCTGGAACCCTTCAGGGGCGACGAGACCGACTGGTGCGCCGCTGGTATGAATTTCTGCTTGGCGATGGACGGAATCACCGGCACCAACGCCGCCAACGCGCGCAGCTTCCAGAACTGGGGTGTCGAGGTCGAGATGCGGCTGGGCGCCATCGTGCCGCTCTGGAGGATCTCGCCGGAGGATTGGCGCGGACACGTCGGGATCTGCGTGGGCTTCGACCCCAGCTACGTCGAGCTCCTAGCTGGAAACCACGGGAAAAGCTGGAGCATGAAGCGGTTCAAGCGCGAGCGAGTCCTGGGCGTGCGATGGGCAACGCTCGATATGCGGTTCACGTGACCGATCCGCTTCTCGTCCGGATCATGCTTGGCCTACTCATCGCCTCGATCGGAGCTCTTCTACGCATCGCCGCGCTCCACCATCTCCGCGAAGCTGATCTCACGGACGACCAATTTTTCCACGGTCTCCCGCCCGACCGGTACACCGCCCAGGGCCCCTACGCCTGGATGGACCACCCCGCCTACGTGGGGAGCTTGCTGATCTTCGGGGGAGGTGGAATCCTCTTCCTGGGATGGGGCGGATTCATCATCATTCTCGCGGCCTGGCCTTTCTATGAGGACCGGATCCGTTGGGAGAATAGGGTGCGCCGTACTGCGCGGGAGCGAGGGGTAGATGGGGCATGAGACCGGACTCCCGCACGCCGGCGCGGTAGGACTCCGGAAGCCGCTCAACGCCGAGATCGAGACCGCCCCGGTAGGCGAGGACACCGGACACCTCACCGACGACCAGATTCTCGCCGCCCTGGAGAAGAACCAACTCTCCGAAGTCCGCCAGCTCGCCCGCACCCATACGGATCTCGCGATCAGGACGCTGGCGAAAATCTGTCGCAGCACCAAGCACGCCGCCGCGCCGCGCGTGACAGCCGCTCGCGCTCTCCTCGAGTGGGCTCACGGCAAGCCCGCGCAACAGGTCGGAACGCGGGTCCCTGGATCTGGTGACTCGAAGATGAAGGTAATCATCTTGAAGCTCTCGGACGGCTCGACCGAGGAGCTCCAGGAAGTCGACGTCACCCCGGGCGCTCCGCCGATCGAAGAGCAACTCGAACGGAGCAAGGTCCCCGGCGTCCAGATCCTGGAGATTTCAGAATGAGCCCGATTCCTGGCTTCCATAAAGACGACCCGGACGATCCGCACCTTGATCGTAAGAACTTCGGCCAAGTCGGCGAGACGACGATCGCGATCCCGCACAAGTGGCTCCCGCGCGACTACCAGAAAGCGGCATGGTTCGCGCTGGAGAGCGGGATCAAGCGGCTGGATCTCGTCTGGCACCGGCGCGCGGGCAAAGACATCTTCTCGATCAATTACTGCGCGACGCAAGCGTTCCAGCGCCCCGGCGTCTACTGGCACATCCTCCCGACCTACCGGCAGGGCCGAAAGATCGTCTGGGAGGGCGTGACCCGGGACGGCCGCCCCTTCCTGGATCACTTCCCCGAGGAGCTCGTGGTCCGAAAGCGGGACGACGAGATGAGCCTCTGGCTTGAGGGCGGGTCGCTGTATCAGGTCATCGGCGCCGACGATCCGGACCGCCTGGTGGGCGCCAACCCGTTCGGCGTGATCTTCTCGGAGTTCTCGCTCATCGACCCGCGCGTCTGGGAATTGCTCCGCCCGATCCTCGCGGAAAATGGGGGCTGGGCCGTCTTCATCTATACCCCGCGAGGTTACAACCACGCTCACAAGCTCCACCGGATGGCGATGAAATCGGACTGGTGGTTTTCCCAGGTACTCACGGTAGACGACACCAAGGCCGTCTCGGATCTGGCGATCCATCAGCAGCGTGAAGAGGGGATGCCCGAAGAGCTGATCCAGCAGGAATTTTTTTGCTCTTTCGAGGCCCCGCTCGTCGGCTCCTACTACGGGAAGGAGATCGAGCTGGCCGCCAAGGAAGGCCGGATCGGGAAGATTCCGCACGAGTCGGCCCTTCCGGTGGACACCTTCTGGGACCTCGGGATGCGAGACGCCACGGCCATCTGGTTCCACCAGCGCGTAGCCCGCGAGCATCGGCTCATCGATTTCGAGTACCGGAGCGGCGTCGGGCTCTCCGAGTACGCCAAGATATTGCGTGAAAAGCCCTACGTTTACGGTGAGCACCTCGTTCCACACGACGCCTCGGTCCAGGAGCTCGGGACCGGTGTCTCGCGCGTGGAGACAGCCGCTTCGCTCGGGATTCCGATGCGGATCATCCGCAAACTCGATCTCATGGATGGCATTAACGCGACCCGGATGTTTCTCCGTAAGTGCTGGATCGATGAAGAGAAATGCGATTATGGACTCCAGGCCCTCCGCCAGTACACGAAGGAAGACACGGGTGAGCGCGACCTCAACAACCAGATCGTCTACCGAGATAAGCCAAGGCACGACTGGGCGAGCCACCCGGCGGATGCGCTCCGGACCGGCGCCGTGGGCTGGGTCGAGCCCTGGGAGGAGCACGAGGGCCCGCTGGCACCCGAGACGGGCATCGTATGAGTCTCCGCCTTGAGACAAAGATGGCCGCCCTGGAGAGCCGCGCGGACGCTCAAGACGCAGAGATCAAGGAGCTTCGAAGGCTCCTAGAGGCCCTCTCCGAGCCCGAGCTGAATGTGATCGTGCCGGCGTTCCCGAAAATTCTCCGCAAGATGGGCTATAAACCACCAGACGACGGGTCTCCAGAGGCCCACCATGCCTGATGTCGAGCCTGCTACCGAAGAGCAGATCTACCAAAGCCGACCGATCGAGCCCCTGTCACCGGAGCAGGTGAAAGGGATCGTTGAGTACGAGATCTCGGACGCCATCGGTGGTCTGGGCGAAGGATCCAGCATCTCCGAGCAGCGCCGTCTTGCTCTCCGGTACTACTACGGACGGCCCTTCGGAAACGAGATCGAGGGCCGCTCCCAGGTCATCCTGACGGACGTCGCCGACACGATCGAGTGGATCATGCCGACGTTGATGCGGATGCTCTGCCCGAACGGGAAGCGCGTCGCGAGGCTGACCCCCACGCGCTCCGGAGATCAGGCGAAGCAATCGGCCAAGGTCGCAACGGCCGGCGTGAACCACATCATCATGAAGGAGAACAACGGCTTTTCTCTCCTCCACGACTGGTTCAAGACGGCACTCCTGGAAAAAAACGGCTTCCTGAAGACCTACTACGAGGAGAAGCTGGAGCCGAACCGCACCGCCTATCGCGGGCTCGACGAGATGGAGCTCGCGGTACTCCTGGAGGATGAGGGCCTACAGGTCGTCAGCTATGACGAGCGCGTGGAGCCCGTGAACGGAGTTCCGACGGTCTTCTTCGATGTCGTCGTTCAGAACCGCAGTATCCGTGGGCAGATCAAGGTGGAGGGCGTTCCTCCGGAAGAGTTCCTGATCGCTCGACGCTCGATCAAGCTCGACGACGAAACGGCTTTCTGCGCGCATCACAAGAAGATGACCGTCAGCGACCTTCTAGCCCTCGGCTTCGATCGCGATCTTGTGCTCCAGACGCCGACGGATGACACGCCGGAGTTCACGCTCTCCAGACAAGAGCGGTTCGATGAAGAAGAGACGTTCCCGATCGGCAGCGGGGACCGCGCGGATCCGGCTTCCCGCGAGATCTGGGTTACGGAGTGCTACGCCCGGATCGACGAGGATGGAGACGGCTACTCCGAGCTGCGGAAGGTTACGGTCGTTGGTCAGACAGCGTCCGTCATGCTCGGGGACGAAGAGATCAACCACAACCCGTTCTCCTCGATCACCCCGGTCCCGATGCCGTTCAAGTTCATCGGCCAGTCGCTCGCGGATCTCGTGATGGATCTCCAAAAGATCCGCTCGGTTCTGCTCCGCGCGATGATGGACAACCTCTTCCTCCACAACAATCCTCGAACCGAGGTCGTCGAGGGGCAGGTCAACATCGACGATCTGCTCACCAGCCGGCCCGGAAACATCGTCCGCGTTCGTGCGCCGAATATGATGCGCGAGGTCGAGACGCCGGCGTTTTCGCCGATGGCCATGGGGATGATGGAGTTCCTGGAGGGCGTTCGGGAGAACCGAACGGGGATCACCCGCTACAACCAGGGCATGGATGCCGAGAGCCTCAACCAGACCGCCTCTGGGATCACGCAGATCATGACCGCGGCAGCCGCCCGGGTTGAGCTGATCGCCCGGATATTTGCGCAGACCGGCATGAGGGACGTCGTCAAGCAGGTCTATCGCTGCATGAAGGAGAGCCCGATCCGACCCTTCGAGGTTCAGCTCGACGATGGCGCCTGGCTGATGGTTGACCCGAACGTCTTCGTCGAGGACTTTGATGTCGAGATCGTGACTGGTCTTGGCGTCGGCGCAGCCACCGAGAGGATCCAACACATCCAGATGCTCCTTGAGCTTCAGGCGCAAGTCGTTGATCGCGGGTACGGGGACTACCTCGTCAACGCCGAGAACATCTACAATTCAACCGAAGAGCTGACCGATGCGATGGGCTTCGAGATGCCGAATCAATTCTTCACCAATCCGAGAGGACAGAAGCCTCCGGAGCCGCGCCCGGATCCGCGCGTCGTCGTGCAGAATCTTCGCAACCAAGCCGACACACAGAAGCTCGAGGTGACGAAGATCAGCGCCGAAGTGGATGCAAACAAGGAAGCGGCTCTGGTGGAGCACCGCGCGGCGGATCTCGCGCAGGAATACGAGCTTGAGATGCACCGGATCAAGGTGGATTCGGAGACGCGGATCGAAATCGCAAAGATCCAAGCAGATGCGAGCCTCCAGGTCGCCGCTTCGCAAGCAGCGGATCGGGACGCCAAAAAGGCGAACGGCAAAGACGCTACAGCGTGAGGTGATAGATGGCGAAGAAGAAGAAGACGACGATACGTCGACATCCTGGAATGACGATCCGGGGGCGTTCCGGACCAGCGCCGAAGCCCGGTCCGGTCGATCCTGGGAAATTCAGGACGCCGAAGAACAAGAAGAAGAAGAAGAGGTGAGCCATGTCGACTCCGAAAGCGAGACAGAAGGCGAAGGATAAGATCGAGGTCGAGCGCGAGACCGAGGTCGAGCGCGAGGTCGAGACCGGGCCCGAGTTCATCGACAAGATCGAATGCACCGAGGACGACATCGAGGCGCCTTCGAAGGAAGACGAAAAGCAGGCCAGAATTTCCGAGCTCAGAGAAGAGCTGGCAGAGCTGGGAGCAGCGGAAGTGGAACCTCTCGGCTACGACCCGCTCGATCCTCCGCATGAAGGCGAGAAACCGAAGAAACCGAGCGAACCGCTCTGCCCGCCGCGGCCCGGTGGGCGCCGGAGACCGGCACACGTTCCGGATCGCGTCGCCACGGGCCCCGGCGCCCAGGCGGCCTATCTCGACGTGCTCGAGGTGCTTCGGGAAGGCGGCGATCCGCGAAACTCGATCGACAAGATCAGGGCGCGCTGCCTCAAGGCCCTCGGGTAATGGTCTCGACCCGAGACCCGGAAGATCAAGCGCTCGTCGATCGGCAACGTGAAATTGTCGAAGACGCTGAATGGGATATAGCGCGTGCCAAAGAGGCCCAGTCGCTACTCGAAAACCCCATCCTAATCCGAGCGTTAGAAACGATCGAGAGCACTTGGAACGAGGCTTGGCGTAACACAGCGCCAATCGATCGCGAGAAGCGCGAGGCCGCCTATCAGATGCTCTACATGCTACAGGAATTTCGAACCGAGTTGCGAAACGTGATTGAGCACGGCAAGATAGCCGCGAAGACGACGGACGCCATCCGAGGCGTTTCCATTGGCAGCTCCGGGGAATTCGAACCAGGCACCGAATAGCGATAGCGAGCTTTCAATCGAGGATCAGATCGTCAACCTCATGGACGACGATCTCGACATCCAGAGCTCCGACCCTCCGCTGACAGACGAAGACGAAGAAGAGAAGCCTGCCTCCGCTCCTCCGGATGAAGGGGAGCCCGCAGAGGAAGAGCCCGCAGAGGAACCCGCAGAGGAGCCCGAGGCCGCGGGCGAGGAAAAAGAAGAAGAAGAAGAAGAAGAGGAGCCCGAGGCCATCAACACCCTCGCCGACATGGCGAAGGAGTTTGAGGTCGACGAGGACACGCTCACCTCTCACGTCAAGGTCCAGCTCGCGGACGGCTCTGAAGTCTCCCTGAAGGACGTCATCGAATCCTACAAAGAGGCGCCGGCCGTCACGCGGATCGCCGAACAAGTGGCCGCTGACCAGGAAGCTCTCAAGGTTCGCACGCAAGAGGTCGAGAAGAAGGAAACTGAAGGACTCCAGCAACTCGCCGCCATGACGGACGCCCTTCTCTCGGAATTCGAAGGCGAGAAGATCGACTGGGCGAAGCTCGAAGAAGAGGACTCCCTTCTCTACCTGAAGAAGCGCGACGAGTACACGCGCAAGCGCCACACGATTGGCCAAGCGCTGGACCGCCTGCGAGCGGCTGATACCGAGTGGAACAGGAAGCAGGAAGAAGGCCGGGATCAGTACGGGAGAGAAGAAGCCCGCAAGCTGGTCGCTGCGCATCCGACATGGTCCGATTCTCGCACCGGGCAGCCCACAGAGGCCGGGATCGCCGCTGCGAAGCAGATCGACGCTTTCCTGCTCGCTTGCGGCTACACGCAAGACGAAATCGATCGCGATCTGATCGATCATCGCCAGATCGACATCGTTTACCAGGCATCTGAATTGGATCGCCTCAAGAAGAAAGTTCCACTCGCGCGGAAGCGCGTTCGCGAAGCACCGAAGTCTGTTCTCACGGCGCGTTCACAGCGCCGAGAGGGAAGTGGAAAAGCAGAGAGAAGTCAGGCGTTGCGACGGCGGCTGGCTAAGACAGGCGCAGAAGATGATGCTGCCGCGGCCATCATGGACGCGGACATCCTTGACCTATAAGGAGCTTGGGTATGGCCCAGCCGGACGAAACCTTCGACAGTTACGATTCCGTCGGAACGCGAGAAGATCTCAGCGACATAATCTATAACATCTCGCCCACAGAAACGCCGTTCATGATGATGTGCGGTCGCGGGCGAGCCACCAACCGCTACTCCGAGTGGCAGATCGACACCCTGGCGGCCGTCGATCCGAACAACCACCACATCGAAGGTGACGACGCGGCGCCCGATCCGGTCGCAGCGACCGAACGCCCCGGGAATTACCAGCAGATCTGTTCCAAGACAATCGTGATTTCCGGAACGCAGGACGTCACCAACAAGGCCGGTCGCAAGAAGGAGCTCTCCTATCAGCTCGCGAAGAAGGGCAAGGAGATGAAGCGCGACATCGAGCACATCGCCACCGGCAATCACGCCGGCGTGGCGGGTGACTCGTCGACCGCCAGAGAAACCGGATCGCTCGAGGCGTGGTACGAGACGAACACCGATTTCGATGCCACCAGCGGCGCCGATGGCGGTTTCACGGCCCCCAGCACGATCGCGGCGCGCACTGACTCCAGCGCAACGCGACCGCTCACCGAGGCGCTCGTCAAGGGCGAGATCTCGGCGGCCTGGACGCAGGGTGGAGAACCGAGCGTCATCATGTGTGGACCGGTGAACAAGCAGAACATCAGCTCGTTCACGGGCAACAGCACACGGTTCGACAAGGGGGAGGACAAGAGGCTCGTCGCGGCGATCGACATCTACGTGTCGGACTTCGGGACGCACAAGATCGTTCCGAATCGCTTCAGCCGCGATCGGACCGTTCACATCCTCTCGCCGAAGCTCTGGTCCCTCATCTACCTCCGCAGCTTCCGACAGCACGCGCTGGCGAAGACCGGCGACTCCGAGAAGCGGCAGCTCCTTTGCGAGTGGGCGGTGTGCTCGAAGAACGAGGCGGGATCGGCGATCATCGCTGACCTGACTGTCTGATCGAAGGCACCGGAGTAGAAATCGCCCGCTGAGCGCGGGATCCGAAAGGAGAGAGATTCATGAGCGAACGAGACCGAATGCACCTCGTCATCAACCACGCCGACGTCACGGCCGCGGACAGTGTCTTCATCGCCGTCCCGGAGGGTGGGACGATCAAGAAGGCAACGTCCTGTATCGGATCGGCCCTCACCGGGAACCTCGCGATAGCCCTGGAGATCGCGACGGTCGCCGTCACCGGCGGTTCTTGGAGCGTGACGGCCTCCGGTTCGGCAGCGGGGGACATCGACGAGGTAGAGCCCACGGCGGCCAACGTGATTCCGGCAGACGGATCCGTCGAGATCATCTTCGACGGGACCCCCTCCGGCGGAACCTCGGTCACTGTCCACCTGGAGATTCAGCGCAACGTCTAAGCCGGCCGCGCGCCTGTGAAGGGAGAGAACATGGCGGATACCAGACCGCTGCAAGACTACCCCCTGGGGCCGTTCTTGATCGCGAACATCTCGGCGGCGAGCCAAAGCCAGAAGATCCCCGTTCCTATGAAGGGGCAGGTGGTCGGAATTTGCGTTGTCCAGGTCGCGCAGACCACGTCCGCGGCAGGCGTCATCACCGCACGGAAGAATGGCGTTGCCATGACGAGCGTCGCGCAGGCGGCCCCCGTCGCTGCGGCCGGAACCGTCACCACGTCGGAGATCTCGCCGAACCTCGCAACGGGAGCCGTTGACGAGGGAGACGAGATCGACATCGACACGGACGGCGGAACGACTGGTGCCGGTGTCGCGACGGTGATGCTTCGCATCAGGCTGTAGCCGATGCTGAAGTCTCCGCCGCAGATCGCAGAGGCCACGAGTACGGCCGTCGCGACAATTCCCGCTATCAGTGCTGCGGTGGCGATTCCCACGAAGTTCGACGGATCGCCGGCTAAGTACGTCCTCGTCACGTCGGCCAGCTTCGGAAGCCTCTGGAATACCGGAGATTCCACCGTGGCGGCAGACCTAGTGACGTCGGTGGTCCTTGGAGCGAATCACTCGTACATCTTCAATGTCTCAGGGGCGACGCACTTCGCTTGCATTCGAATATCGTCCGCCGGACAGCTCAGCGTTTCGCCACTGGAGAATATGTGATGTTGAAGTCTCCGCCTCAGATCACGGATGGGCTATCAGACATCGTCGTAGCCAACGTCGCCACAGCGAGCGCGATCATCCCTGTGACTGCGACCGGCGAGACCGCGAAATACATCTTGGTGTCTGTAACGTCGAATCCTTGCTACTTCGAGACCGGGGACTCTGGCGTTACTGCGAACACGACAACATCGATCGTTCTTGGCGTCGATCATCCTTATATCTTCAACGTCGCCGGGAAGACCCACTTCGCTTACCTACAGATAACCGGAGCTGGGATTCTTTCAGTATCGCCGCTGGAGAACCAATAGGAGGGTTCCATCGGCGCGCAACGGAGGACCGATGGGCACTCTCGACAAGCTGCGATTCGATCCAGACCCGATCGGAATTTCCCAGGAATTCAAGTACCACGAGAGCGATGACTCCCTCGTCGTCCGAAGCGTTCAGGACGTCGAGCCGATCCTGAAGAACAACCACGCTCTCAGGCGCGAGGCCGACGAGGGGAATCGCGGCTACTCCCCAAGCGGCGAGTGGCGCCGCGCGGCCTCCATTCCCAACAGCGTCATTCATCGCTGGTTGATGGAAGGCGTCAACATCTTCGATGATGAAGCCTGGCCTACGATCGCCGGACGTCTCGATGATCCTTCGTGGTCAGATCTGAGAACGGCACCGGGGCACATCGGCAAGAATTCAAGGCGGGAATACCCGCTCACGCGGAGGTGGTAGATGCCGTCGGCGTTCGACACCTATCCCAAGGTCCTGAACGGCATCGAGAGCATCCTCGCGCGCGATGATTTGAAGACCGATATCGCGGGATGGATCTGGCTCGCGGAGCTCCAGCTTCAGCGCGTGCTTCGCTTCGAGGCCACCGAAACGACCCTTACCGGCCAGACCTTCGTGGGAGCCCAGGCATACGTCGATCCGCCCTCAGACTTTCTCGAAGGGCGCTACTTCGAGATTCAGGGAAGCCCGCTTCGGTACGTGACAGCGGCCAGCTTCGACCGCGTGACGAATCTTCGAACGAACGTAACCGACGGGATCCCCAGGAGCTTCGCTGTCCACGGCGGGCAGATTCATCTTGGCCCCATTCCTGGCGATGGCATCGATTACGATCTCTACTACGTCTCCGGCCTCACGCATTTGAGTCAGAGCAATCCGACCGGATACTTGCTCGACAAGGGAGCGGACGCGGTTCTCTATACCGCGCTACTCAACAGCGCTCCGTTTCTCGGTGACGACGATCGAATGGATACTTGGGGCAATCTAGCGGCGGCCGCCGTGGAGGCCCTTCGCATTGTGGCCTGGAACGAAAAGCTCGGAGGCGGTCCGCTCAGGCAGCGGCCCGACGCCTACGCATGATCCGTCCGAAGCGAGTTCCCCTCGGTCCTCTACGGCCAGACGTTGCGCCGTTTCTAAACCAGAAATCCTTGCTCGTCGCAGATAATGTGCTTCCGGTGACAGGCGGCTACGAGCAGATGCTTTCCTGGGCCGATCTCGGAGAAGATGCTCTAGCCAAGCGACCGCGCGGCGGTACGTCTGGAGTGAACCGCTCCGGGAATCCCCACAATTTCGTCGGCACCGAAGACAAGATCTACGAAATAGGAAGCCAAGGAACGCGCGACATCTCAGCCCCCGGCGGCTATCTGATTTCAGGGGAAGAACGCTGGGATTTCGCCCAATTCGGTCAAGTGGTACTCGCCGCGAGCTACGACGCGGATCTCCAGTATTTCGATCTCAATGCCGTCCCTGGGGAGTTCGCTCCCGTGCCAGAGCTTCACGTCGGCATCGGTGTACCTCGAGCCCGGCACCTCGCCGTCGTACAGAACCACCTGATCCTCGGAAACTGTTACGACGACGTCTACGGAAGCGTTCCAGATTCGATCTGGTGGGGGGCTATCAATCAACCTCTCTCCTATCCAGAGATCGGATCCGACGAGGCGGCCAGTCTCCAGTCCGACCGTCAGCCCTTGGCGGGTCACGGCGGATGGGTGCAAGCCGTCGTCGGAGCCGCGGAGGTAGGCGCCGTCTTTCAAGAGCGATCCGTCTGGCGCATGGACTACCGCGGCGGAGCGCTCATCTTCGAATTGACACGTGTCGAGCCAGACCGTGGCCTTCTGATTCCGGGTCTTGCGATCCCCTACAGCCGAAACGTCTTCTACATCTCGGAGGATGGATTCTATAGCTTCGACTACACCACATCGAAGCCGATCGGCAAGGACCGCATGAGTCGCCACTTCTTCGACGATTGGGATTCTCTCTACCCTGATCGCGTTTGGGGCGTCTCGGATCCAGACTCGACGCGAATCTGGGTGATCTATCCAGGATCGGGGAACACCGACGGGCTGCCGAATCGCGTGATCGTATACGACTGGGCCCTCGATGAGTTCTCTACTGGAACCTTCGACATGGAGCTCATAATTCCAGTGATCGCCCCTGGGATCAATCTGGACACGCTTCCGGATGACAATCTCGACACCTTCGAGCCCACCACCTCATTCGATGATCGGATCTCAGAGACGGGAGCGCGGACGCTTGGCGGTTACGATTCTACGTTCAAGCTCGGGACGCTGACGGGCGCCGCGCTAACGGCAACGCTGGAGACCGGGACCCTTGAGCTTACGCCCGGACGCCGCTCGTGTACTTCCTACGTGCGACCGATAATCGATGGAGCTGATCGCATTTCGATCGCCGTGGCGGCGCTCAAGAATATCGATTCTCCCGTCAACTACGGGCTTTCTTCCGAGAAGGATGCTGACGGAAAATGTCCGCTGCGTAAAGATGGACGCTACCACCGTTTTCGCGTGCAGATTGGGGATACGGGATTCACGGGTTTCGACTTTGCGACGGCGCTAGATGTCGCGTACTTCAGGACGGGGATGCGATGACGATTCGCTATCCGAGATTGCCGCTTCGCTGGACGACGCTCGACGATCAGATGTTTCTCGTCTCGCAATCTCTTAACGGAGTCCTCGACGGCCAGACGAACAACGATCTTGAATTGACACTGACAGCAAACGCTACGACAACTGAACTCTTGGATGACCGAATTCACTTGGCGACGGTTCCGGTATTGGTGCCGCGCACGCCATCGGCGGCCGCTGCCGTCGTGAGTTTTGCAGCCACGAAAGGAAAGGTCACGCTGACCCATGACAGCTCCGCAGCAACAGACAGAACCTTCGCAGTCTTGCTCTGCGCCTGAAATCATCATCCTTCCGTCAGAGGGCGTAGGGGCGCTGGCGGATCTCGTGCGCCCGTTCGTAGATACGTTCGCGGCAACGACGAAGGGGAAGATCGCGGGAGAAGACATCTTCGAGAGTGCCGCAAAAGGGCTGTACCAAATATGGGTCATCTACGAGCCAGACAGTGACAACGTCACAGGCATGATCTTGACGGAGCTTCGGAGATTCCCTCGTCAGCTTTCGTGCGCGATCATCGGCTCGGCTGGCGCTGGCATCTTTCAGATGGATTCGAAGCGCGTTATCGGTCAAATCTCGGATTGGGCTCGGTTCCAGGGATGCACAACAATTCTCTGTGAGGGCCGGCTCGACTGCATGTTTTACGATTGGGCTCGTCACCTTGGAGATGGCTTCGAAGAAATCAGCCGTCTCTGGGAAAAGGAGCTCTGAAATGGGAGGAGGTGGTGGCTTGGGTGGAAACGCGGGATCTTCAAAACAAAGCAGTACACCGTGGATCGGTCAGCAGCCGTATCTTTCGACGCTCTATCAGCAAGCCGGAAAGATGCTCGGCGACCAGTGGGATTACTACCCGGGCGCGACGGTTGCGCCGACCGATCCGACTACGACCGAAGCCCAGAATATGGCGCTCAGCATGGCTCGTGAAGGATCTCCCAACATCGACGCGGCGCAGGCTGAGAATCTCAAGACACTCCAGGGAGGTTACTACGACTCAAATCCGTACCTCGATGCGACCTACAATCGGGCAGCGTCCGGAGTCACCAGGGCCTTCAACCGTGCCGTCCTCCCGAACCTCGAAAGCCGCTTTGCTGGCGCTGGAAGGATGGATTCCGGCGCCTACCAAGGTGCGCTCGGAGAGGCGGGAAGGGGTCTTGCCGGAGAACTCAGCGGCATGGCAACCGACATCTACGGAGGCGCCTACCAGGCGGAGCGTGGGCGCCAGAACGCCGCGGTGGGAGCCGCGGCCCCACTTGCCAAAGCTGGTTACATGGGGGCCGACGTCATCGGCGGCGTCGGCGCGCAGCGCGAGCGATACAACCAGGCTCAGATCGACGAAATGGTCCAGCGTTTCCAGTTCGAGCAAGAGGCGCCCTACCAGTCCATTGCTCGCTACGCGAATCTGATCGGGTCTCCCGTAATGACGAGCTCCGGCAGATCGAAAAATTGGGGGTTCTCGATATGACCTGGAAAGTCATCGCTTGGATGGCCTTCGCTCTGATGGTCGTCTACGCGCGCAGCGACGCGGCAGGCGATCCTTCCCAGAATCTCGCGTGGGCCTGGCTTCTCGGTATTCTCGGCAAGCTGGGAACGGCGGCCAAGGCCGTCGGCAGCGGGGTAGCCGCCGCCGGAAAGGCGGCTGGAGGCGCCGTTACTAGCACGCTCGGCAAGATCACCGGCGGCGGCGCAGCCCAGGCGGCTCCGCAGCTCGCGGCCGGGCCCACGGCGGCCGCGCCAACCTTCGGCACTCCGATGTCCGCAACGGCTTCGAAGCTGGCCGGCGCGCTACCCCAAGCCCAGCCCAGCATGGTGAACGCCTCGGCGCCGTCCGCGCTACCGACCAGCGGAACCGGGGCTCAGAGCTTCGGTCAGCGGTTCGCTCCGGACGCCTCCCCCGGAGTCGCTGATGCGCGTTCGATGATCGCGCCGCGCCCGACCGCGAGAACTCCCGCCGCCCCGGCTGCCAAGCCTCCCGGGTGGTATGAGCGCTTTCTTCTGGGGAAGGATTACGCGAGCAAGATGACGCCAGAGCAACGCAATCGCGCGCAGACAAGCGGAACGCTGCGAATGCTCTCGGGCTTCGCCCAGGGGAAGCCATTCGCGGGCATGGCGGACGCTCGCGAGGCGGCCCGTGAGACCGCGGAGTCGGATCTCGCCGTCAGGAACCGCGACCGCTTCCACAAGGAAATTGACCGGAGGCTTTCTTCTCGCGGAATGACGGACGCCCAACGGACTTCACTCGAAGCGATGCGTACCGATCGCACATCCTATACCCAGGTCCCGGGGCGGAGGCGACCGATCGTTCTCAACATCGGCGGCGGGCAGGCAGCCTACCACCAATACAACGACCAAGGCGAGCTTGAAAGGGTGCCCGACCTGGACACCTTCAAGCGCTACAAGCCGTCCGGAGAAGGCGGGCTGACCGAATCCCAGAAGCGAGACAATCGCTCGATGGTCGCCGCGCGAGAGGATTGGAAAGACCGAGTCATGGCCGGAGAGGATCCGGAGATGCTCTCGTTCATGTATCCGGATCTTTACGAGAATTCACACGAATCTTTGTATGGTGAATCGATGTCCGAATACGAGGACTATCGACGGAGGGAATCCGGGTTCATGGGTTACGGCGGTGCGCCGGAGACGGAGCCTCGGCCCCCAACCAGCGCCGAACGAGCGGAGAAATTGAGACGACTCCGCGAGCGCTATGTCTATTGACCGAAAGATCTTCTTCGATCAGGAGTTCGCATCGCTCCCGCCGGAGGCGAAGCGCTCTTTCATCGCAGAGCACGATCCGGAGTTCGCAGGGATCCCGGAATCAGACCAAGCGACGATCGTCCGCGACGCGAGCCGCCTGGCGCCTGGCGGCCTCAATGTTCCCGAGCTCGGATACGACGACACGGCGCCAGAGCTTCCTAAGCCTCTAGGCACGATCCCGCCCCGGGTCCCATTCGTCGGCGGTGCTCCCGTGCCCGATCCGCGCGGCTATCTGCCCTACATGGCCGACCGTGCCAAACGCGCCTGGGGTGGCTTCGGCGACTACCTCTCCGAACTCCCAAGCCAAATCCACACTCGCGGCGAGGCAGTTCGGAGGAAGGGGGGCGCCGTGATCCGTGGTCCGATGGCCGGATCGATGGCGGCCAGCACCGCCGCGGCCGCCGGCGCGGTCGACTTCCTCACCGACACCGAATGGGATCCGGCGGAGGGCCGCGAGATCCCGGTGGATCCCGAGACGCAGAAGATCATGCTCGAGGCGGGCCTGGGTCCGCGGCGCATCGGCAAGGAAGGCGGCGTACCCCACTGGCTCATGAAGCCCGCCCACTACGCGAAGCAGGCTTACGACGTTGCGATTCCCGGGACACTCTCGAAGATCGCGGACGTTACTCCACGACCCACCCGATCCGGCGTCACGCGGGGTCCCGTCGGAGGGCCTGGGCCTGCGGATCGGCTGAAAGGGAAGCTGGAGAATTGGGCCTCGCGACTCCGGACGATCGAGGAGCGCCATAGCCAGCGCGTCCATCCCGAGCTCGACGTCCCGGGTCCGGTCGACGAGATCGTTCGAGCCGGCGTTGGAGCTGCCACGACAATCGCCGCGCTTGCAGCAGGGGGGGGAGCCCTGGGCGTGCTGGGTCGTTCCGCGGGTGTCGCGGGGGCCCAGCACGCCATCCTCCCTGCCTACGGCGCCATGGAGGCGCGCGGGCGCGGCGAGGGGCAGGCGGAGCAACTGAAGGGCGCGGCGGGCGGAGCGGTCATCGCCGGCGGTCTCAAGATGATCTCCAAGCTGAAGGGCCCGCTCAAGCGGACGGCGCTCGGCGCCGCGCTCTTCGGCGCGGAGCCCACGAAGGCCACGATCGAGGGCGAGCTGCCGTGGGAGGACGCCCTCGCGGAGCTGATCGTCGGCGGCTACTTCGGCTGGCATGGGGGCATCAACCCACGCGCCGACGAGCTCGACGGCATGGATCGGAAGTACCGGAAGCAGATCGAGGAGTGGCGGCCGGAGAAGCCCGCGGACACGCCGGAGGGCGTCGAGTCGGTCGGCGAGAGCGTCTTGAAGGGCGCTCCGAAGCTGCCGCCGGAGGTGCCGCGCGAGCCCATCGTCAAGCCTGCCAACGAGTACGACTACGCCGATTCGACTGGAAAGCTCATCGAGCCTGAGCGGGCGATGGAGACGGAGCTCGGCCGGATTGCCGAGACCGGCACGGAACAGGACCTACGCCAAGCGTTCAAGGATCGGGTGATCCCGGCGACGCTCATGGAGGAGCGTGGAATCGCAATGACCGGTCCAAGCCATCCGGCAATCCGGGCCGAGAATTCGATCTTGGGCGCCGAGAAGGGCTATGACGACGGCTTCGTAGACCGCTACACGGGAGAGTTCTTCTCGCGGAAAGCCATCAAAAAGATTACTGAGGGCCGCCTCACCGCGGAGGGCGAGCTTGTCGGAACCGAAGATCTTCCCAAGGCGCCTCCGCCCACGACCCCGACCGGCGAGCCCCTCCCGCCGGACGTCAAGGTCAAGCCCCAGCCGGACCCGCCGATCAACGACCAGCCTGGGCTCCCGGGTGATTTCGACCCCAAGCCTGGCGTGCCGGCGCCGCGCAGCTACGGGCCCGACGAGCTGCCGGAGTGGAAGGGCGCGTCGATGTGGGCGGACGGCGAGGGCAAAGCCCCCCTCCCGGATGGCACAGAGCGGCGCTCGCGCGTCGCGATCGTCGAGCTGGATGAGCTGAAGAACGAGATCAAGCTCGAGGATCTCGGCGAGGGCGTCGCCGACAGTCGAGCCGATCTCACGGTGCTACCGGGCGGGCAGGTGGTTGATGGTCTCGGCGCGCTCCGGGAGCTGGGCAAGCTCGAGCCGCAGGAGATCACGACCGCCACTGTGGCGCGGGCTCAAGAGCTCGGCTTCGACCCGTCCGAGATCATGGGCCGCTTCGAGCGCCCGGTCCTCGTGCGCACGCTCCTCGATGGCCTACCGGAGACCACCGCGGAAACCGGGGCGCTGGCGAACCTCTTCTCCGGTCGCATCCTCCCGCCCTCCCCGATCGAAGGCGTCACGCCGATGGCGATCAACGAGGCCGGCGGGATGCCGACGGTCGGCAGCCGTTATGAGGGTTTCCCTGACTTCCCGCTCGAGCGGCCCCACGAGCTCCTCCCGAAGCGCGTCCGGAAGAAGGGCGACATCATGTACCGGCTGGCCAAGGGCCTCGGAGCTCCGATCCAGCAAGGCAAGCTCCCGCTGACACGCAACCGCCCGAGCGTCTTGGGCTACCGGGTGCGCGGCACCGGTGAGATGCGGATCAAATACTGGGGCGACATCGCGGTGGCCGCCCACGAGATGGGCCACCACCTGGCGGAGAAGTACCCCGAGATCCGTGAAATGTTCCAGCAGAAGCGGAACCCCGAGACCGGCTGGATCGAGATGTCTGACATCAACCGCCAGCTCACCTCGGTCAGCTACGAGGTCCGGCTCCCCGAGGAAGGCTGGTCGGAGTTTCTCCGCCACTGGCTCACCAACAAGGGCCACGCCCAAGACGCCGCGCCCGACGCGCTCGCGCGCTGGGAGGAGATCATCCGAAACGTCTTGCCGAAGAAGGAAGCGAAGGCGCTCTGGGATGCGCAGCGCGACATGCACCGCTATTTCGGACAAGGCGCAGAGCGCGGGATGAAGAATCTCTACGGGGACCCCGGCCGGAACCCATCCGACGTGAACGCCAACATCGGCGACCGGATCCGCGAGAACATGGTGGACGATCTCCAGGGAATCCTACGCGCAGAGCGCGACCTGCGGGGAGGGCAGGTTCCGGATGGCGCCTACGAGGCGGCCCGCGGGCTGCGCGGCCTGGCCGATGTCGTTCACGGGATCTTTCGCTACGGGCCGCTGCGCTGGCGGCGCGACGCCAATGGTCGCATGACTGGAGAGTCGGAGTTCTTCGGCGAATCGGTGGAAGACATCCTTCTGCCGGTATCGAAGGACTTCAAGACCGCCGAGAAGTTCTGGCATTACCTCGATGCTACGCGCGCCCAATTCCTCTCACGCGAGGGTCGCGAGCGGCTCATCAAGGGAAATCTCCTCGAACAAGGTCTCAGCTACGCGGATATGCCGCACTTCAAGGAAACGGCGAAGAAGCTCGACGACTTCCGGAAGACATTTCTCAAGTACGGATACGAGCAAGGTCTCTACTCCAGGCAAGCCTACGAGCACCTGGACAAGCAATGGAACCCGATCGCCTTCTTCCGTGAGCACGCGCAAGCCCGTCAGCTCTCCGGGAAGTCGAATTCGATGGCCGGCTACACGGGGATCAACACGCTTCACGGAAGCTCCCGAAATCTCCGGCCACCGATCGAGCGGCTCCTCGAAGGTCCGGCGCGGATCATTCAGGCTGCGTGGGAGAACCGGGTCAAGCGGAAGCTCATCGATCTGATCGCCTCTCCCGGAGGCGGCGCCTTCGGAGCTCGGATCCCAGAGGGCAGCAAGGCCGTCAAGGTCGACGTGGATCGTTTTGCCGACGAGCTCGCGAAGCGTTTCGCGGAAGAGGGGATTCCGATCCCGGAGGGCTTCTTCGAGGCGACCGGGATGGTCGACTTCGTCACCCTCTGGTACGGCGGTCAGAAGCCCTTCGGCGACAACGTCATGACCTACATGCGGAACGGGAAGCCGGAGTATTACGAGATCTTCGATCCCATGCTCCAGCGCGCGATTCAATCGTTCCGCCGTCCGATGCTCGGCATGGTCGGCGAGGCGTTCAACAGCGTTCGCCGCTTCGAGCAAGGGGCCGTCACCTCAACGCTCGACTTCATGGGCGCGAACCTGTTTCGGGACACTCTCCTTTCGTCGATGTCTACGAAGACCGGGCATCAGCTCTTCACCGCCCTCCCGCGTGGGTTCGTATCGGCTGCGATGCGAGATGCGGAGATGCGCGACATCATCGCCAACGGTGGCTCTGGCGACACGCTGCGGATCCAGGGTCACGA